ATGGCACGCGTTCTCAGACAGATCGACGACGAAGCAATCGAAAGGCCGTTTGACAAAAGTCAGTTCTTACGCCTCCTGAAGTACATGAAGCCGTACGTCAAGACGGTTTCCGTCGCCCTCGTGCTGATGGTTGTCGCCATGGTCTGCAGCCTCGGCCAGACCTTCCTCCTGAGCCGCGCAGTCAGCTCGCTGGAGGGCTCCGCGCCCACCGTCCCTTATGCGCTGGTCATCTCCATGGTCGTCATGGCCATCGTCGGCGCGCTGTGCACCCGCTACCGCGTCCGTCTGATGGACTCCGCCGGCCGCAAGGCGCTGGCCAAGCTCCGTCAGGACCTCTTTGACCACATTCAGGGCCTGAGCTTCTCCTTCTTTGATACCCGCTCGGCCGGCAAGATTCTGGTCCGCGTCATCAACGACGTCAACTCGCTCAACGACCTGTTCACCAACGGCATCGTGAACGTGCTCATCGAGTGCCTGACGCTGGTGATGCTCCTGATCATCATGCTGGCGGTCAACTGGAAGCTGACGCTGATTGGCATGTGCATCATCCCTCTCCTGCTGATCCTCCTGTTCAAGATCAAGCGCGTCATGCGCCACCGCTGGCAGGTGGTCCGCATGAAGACCTCGAACATGAACGGTTACCTGCACGAATCAATGGCGGGCATCCGCGTCACGCAGGCATTCGTGCGCGAAGAGGAGAACCTCGGCACCTTCAAAAACGTCGCCGGCGATATCCGCGCCAACTGGATGAAGGCCATTCAGATCAACAGCTCCTTCTGGCCTCTCCTGGATTTCATCGGCACGCTCGGCACCGTTCTGGTGTACTATTTCGGCGTGGTCTTCATGTCCAGCGCGACCAATCCGCTGGATCTGGCAAATCTTCTGCTGATCCTGTGGTATCTGGGCCGCTTCTGGGAGCCGCTGAACGTGCTCTCGAACTTCTACAACAACCTGCTGTCCGCCATGGCCTCCATGGAGCGAATCTTTGAGATCATGGATACGCCCAGCGACATTCAGGACAAGGAAGGCGCTTACGAGCTGCCGCCCATCGAGGGCCGCGTGGACTTTGAGGACGTCACCTTCGCCTACAATGAAGAAAAGGTCATCCTCAAGAACGTCTCCTTCCACGTCGAGCCCGGCCAGACCATCGCGCTCGTCGGCCCGACCGGCGCAGGCAAATCGACCGTCGTCAATCTGGTCAGCCGCTTCTACGATGTCATCGGCGGCGCAGTCAAAATCGACGGCCACGACGTCCGCGACGTCAAGCTGCTCTCCCTGCGCGAGCAGATGGGCGTCATGATGCAGGACAGCTTCATCTTCTCCGGCACCATCATGGACAACATCCGCTACGGTCGCCTGGATGCGACCGATGAGGAGGTCATCGAAGCCGCCAAGGCCGTTCACGCTCACGATTTCATCATGCAGATGGAAAAGGGCTATGAAACCCCGGTCAACGAGCGCGGCTCCTCGCTCTCCGTCGGCCAGCGTCAGCTGATTTCCTTTGCGCGCGCGCTCCTGAACGACCCCAAGATCCTCATTCTGGACGAGGCCACCTCCTCCATCGACACGCACACGGAAATCCTCATCCAGAAAGCCCTCGACGTTCTGCTCAAGGGCCGCACCAGCTTCGTCATCGCGCACCGCCTCTCGACCATCCGCAATGCCGACTGCATCATGGTCATTCAGGACGGTCACATCGCCGAAGCCGGCACCCACGACGAGCTGATCAAACACGAAGGCGGTCACTACAAATCCCTCTGTGACGCCCAATACCGCTTCCTCCTCGAATAGGCAGTGCCTATAGACATCTGCTGGCGCCTCATCAATCCGACCCGGACGGCAAAGATCGGCCGTCCGGGTCGGCGTTTGTGCGCGGGAATCCATTGAGGGATCAAGGCATACGATTCCGCCTGCATAATAAGCCGTCCGCCCGACGTGATCGACCATAAATCAGAGTCGATACACGTCGGGCGGACTTGCGTTTTGGGCCATCGCCCCCTATTGTTTTACCCGGCGGCAGCAAGAAGGGATTCTTAAGGGCCTGGGCCCTTAAGCCGCCGGAGGCACGCAGCCCTTCTCATTGCTCGCCGCACAAACACTTCTCCGTCTGACCCCTATATTCGCCCGCCCCGTTCAAAGAACAGTGGGAGCTCCCAGGAACCGTCTCCCGTATCGTCCGCATGGGAGCGATAACGGGGCGGGCCAGTAACTGCGCGTCCGCCGCAAATGCGATGCGCGAAGCGCCGAGCAGTCAGGCGGCTCCTCCAAGCGGCGCGGCAGATGGGTTTGAATTTGAGAAAATTCAAATCCATCCGGTCGCGCCCGCGCCGGAGGAACGCGCACTGCGGAGCGGCGACATACTTCTTCGGCGCTTTCATAAGAACCTCAACTCTCCCTAACAGGAGGCAAACAATGAACAGTGAATAGATCATTGTCCACAGGGCCCTGATGAACCGTCGCATCCATCGCCAGCCCCCGTCACTCCTCCCCGCCCAGCAGCTCTCCAATCCTCTCCGCCATCTTCCTCAGCCGCTCCTCAATCTCCCCGTCCGACAGGCCGCTGACCAGCTTCTTCAGCTTCCCCTCTTCCTCGCTCTCCTCGACCCGCTCAAGCACGTTCTCCATGCCCTTCACACCGCCGCGCGTGAGCATCAGTTCCATCGTACTCGCCTCAATCCGCTGCATCGCCCGGTCAATCACCGCCCGCTGCGGAATCGACAGCCGCTCATCACTCAGCGCGCTCGTCCTCACGCCCAACGCCAGCGCCAGCCCGCTCGGCGTGGGCGGCGTCCCGTCCTGCGCACATTTTTCAAAATACCGGTCCACTTCTCCGCGCAGCGCCTTTTCCGTCATCGGCAGCCTGCACCAGCCCTTGATGATCTCCTTCATCTGCATTTACAGTTTGGCATTCTGCCTGATGTTCTTCTGCCCGGCCTTATCCGCCAGCTTTGCCGTGCTGCCCGTGCCGCCCGCGCTCCTTGCAGCCTGCTTCTGCGCAGCCGAGGCCGCCTTCACGCCGCTTGCCAGACTGCCAATCAGCTTTTTCGTCGCCTCGGCCAGCGCATTCACCGCCGAGCCCGCCTTCTGAGAAATGACGCCCCTGCTCTCCGTCTCCTTCGCAGTCTGCTTTTTCTTCGATCCGGAGCCGCCAGACGAAGAAGCCGAACCTCCTCCGACATTCACAAGATCGCCATACTCCGCCTCAAACTCCTTCTCCTCTACTTCCTGCCTGCGGTTTGCCAGCAGCCAGTCCTGATACGCCTCGTATCCCTGCTGCTGAAGCGCCGCAATCTGCAGCTGCAGGCTGATCGATGCGCTCCTGTTCGCATCCCTCAGCTCGTTCACCCGGTTCTGCAGCTGACGCGCATAATTGTCCGCCATCGTACGCTCGTTCTGCGCAGCCTGCTCGGTCAGCAGGGCAATGCGTTCATTGATCGCATTGATCGCGTCGCCCTCCGCCCGGTCAATCTCCGCCAGCGCCTGATTGCGCTCATTCTGAAGATACGCCCCCTGCGTCGATACCAGCGAGCTCCGCCCCAGGCCTCGCTTCATCAGCGCGTTATTCAGATCAACTGCACTCTCCTGATAGGCCCGGTTCATCCGGCTGCGCTGCCGGTCGTACTCCGCACCGGCTCCGGCCAGCTGCGTTCTGTATCCATGCAGCTCCTTCTGAAGCTGCTTCTGCGCCGCCTCCATCTCGCTCTCGTAGGCAGGCCTGTACTGCGCTTCCGCCTGCTCCATCAGCTGACCGTCGTCCTGCCGATACCCCTCAAGCTCCTTTTCAAGCGCCTCAATGCCCATCCCCTGATAATACGGCGTCTGCCTGAATTCCTCCATCGTCGCCGCCTTTACGCTCTCGGCCATCCGCATCCCATCCTTTCTGTTTACTTACTCATCCTCTGAGCCGCTTCCTCCGCGGTAATTTCCCTCCAGTATCGTTCATCCACGCCTGCCGCGCCCGGTTCCCAGACGTTGACCGCGCCTTCATACTCGCTTACCCAATACCTGCCGCCGTGCATGACGATGTCGCCGTACGCATATCCGCCGCTCACACCGTCCCACATCCGCCACTCGGGAATCTCATTTTCCTCTGCGCCTTCTCCGCCTGCGTCATCCTCGCCGTTCAGAAGCGCAATCGCCCTCTCCGCCGCCTCCACACGCTCCTCCAGCTCGTTGTACTTTCTGGCCAGCGCCTCGTACAGCTCCCTGTAATCGCCCGCCTCGTTCGCCGGATCGGCCTTCTCGTGCATCAGCTCGGTCAGCTCCAGACGCTCCTCCGCGTCGATCCGGCCGTTCAGATACATCGTCTCAATGCGCTCGCTCACCTGCGTCAGCGGCATGCCGCCGTTCTTAATCACATTCCTCAGAATAACCGCCATGCTGTTCGCCATCATCATTCCTCCTTCAGCCTCCCCCTGTGCAAGGGGAGGTGATCAGCAGACGGAGGGGTTGTCCCGCTCTCCGGCTGCCGCAAATCTCCTGCATCCTGCTGGAATTATACACACGTTCCAGCATGCTCCCTTCCCGATCACTGATACACCACCGTCAGCCTCGGACAGTTCTCCGCCGTCGCGCTGGTCGATCCGCTGAACCGTGCATAGTTGCGGCTGTAATCCCGATCCTTGTACAGTTCATCGTCGCTGCTCTTCAGCACCAGCGCCTGTATCGTGCCGCTGAGAATATCAGCAATCACCTGCGTCGGGATCGTGATCTCACTGACTGTGTCCGGCTCGGTCGTGCCGATGGTTCCGTAAGAATGCGCTGAAATGTCCGGCGCGCCGCTGCGTCCGTCGTAGGCAGCGTTCGTTCCCCACAGTTCCACGCTGACCGCCGCGCCGCGTCCCACGCCCTTGTGCATGTGCAGCCGCAGGCTGACCTGATTGATCGTCTTTCCGTTCAGCGCGCTTCTCATCGCCGCCTGATCGAACCAGATCACGCCGAACGCCGCCGCCGTGTCTCCCGCATCCGACGTCCTGACAACGCCCTGATAGATATCGTCATTGCCGTAATACCCCCATCCGCCGACATAGCTGTCCGAATGCAGATAGCTGAACTCAGCCGTCTGAATAACCGGCACGCTCGGCTGCGCTGTGCCGTAGTCAATCGGCAGCGTACTCAGATCATCCGGTTTGCACGCGCTTGGGTTTCCCATCTCCCGCACCGCTCCGTCCGGCCGCGTTCCGGCCCATCGGATTTCACAGCCATTTGGACTGATGAAATTGTTGCAGCTGCCGCCCTTCAGATTTCTCGCCTGCAGCCTCGTCAGATAGCTCATCCAGATCAGGTGGTTCGCATTGTAGAACTCACTGTCCATCACAAACGCCGCCGATCCGTTGCTCAGCGCCAGACATTCCGAATCAGCATCCTTACCGTGCCCGGAAACGGCGCAGTTGGTTACCTCGGCGTATGCCACGTTCCACAGTCCGACCGTCCACGATTTGTTCCCGCCGTCATTGGTCGCCTTCAATCCGTCAATGTGCACCGACACTCCGCAGTTCTCCGCCAGGAATGTCCCATACAGCATATAGCCGCCGCCGTTAATTCTGACATTGCCTGTGCCGTTCACTCCGATCAGTACCGGATGCCCATACACATTTCCGCGCATGCTGATCGAAACCGCCTTGTCCAGATACATGCCGGAAAGCGCGGCGCAGGCCTCGCTCAGGCTTCTGAAATACCCGCCCGCCGCAATCTGCTCGCTCGTCGCATTCGGATCCACATAGAGCGCCGCCGGTCCGTCATAGCGGCAGGCCAGATTCCCTGCCTTCACGACGTCCGCATTCACGACCGGTATCCGCGCGCCCGTCCTGTTCAGTGTAAAGTCGCCGTCCTCGCCCGGAACGTCTACGTCGAATTCGTCCGCCGTAATCCGCACCCGGACGCTGCTGCCCGTTCCCGTGTCTACCCCTGCCGCCGGATCGCTGATGTTCTGCTTTTTTTCGACCTCCAGCAAAATTTGCTCCGCTGTGGCGTCCATTCGTGCAGCCAGCACGCCCTCGGCCTCCGTCGCCCTTGCAGCCTCAGCGGAGATTCGGCCGCTTTCAACGACCAGCTCTGCAGAGAGCTTATCTATCGAGTCCTCCACATCCTCCGGCGCAGGGCTCCAGTCGGTCGCTTTGTTGCCCTTTTCCAGCTTGACGTCGGTAAAAAACAGGTGTCCCGCCGAGAATCCATCCACAATGAATCTCAGCGCCGCGCTCGCTGCATAGTCCACGGAAATGGATACCCTGAACAGTTCCGGCGCAGCCGTACGGGGGGTGATATCCCTGAAATAATGGTCCTTTTCACTGCTCAGAAGATTGCAGTGCACCGTCATGGCCGGGCTGTCAGCGCTGCGCCAGCACCAGAACGACAGCGTATAATCCCCCTCCGTCAGCTTGATCTGCGAATCAAATACCAGACCGTGCTGTCCGTCCGGATTGGGCGTCATATTGAATCCCACGCCCGACTGACAGTAATAACTCTTCGACCAAGCGCGGTCAATGCCGCCAGCGCCGTCCCAGATGGATACACGCCCTTCCGCGCAGCTGACCAGATTCGTTCCGCCCACCTGAACGCCATTGATCGCCGCGTCCAGCGTCTCCTGCTTCACCCTCAGGGCAATTTCGTCCTCCTGCACCACCAGCTCGCTTTCAAGCCTTGTCAGCTCTTCGTCCGCATCCCCCGGCGCAGGAGACCAGTCGCTCGGCCGGTCGCCAAACTCCAGCTGCGGGGCCTTCAGCGAGAAATCCGCATTCCTCTTCACAAATACGCCCGCCCAGCCGTGCGTCACACTGGCAAGCGGCTTTCGGACCATCACCGTGTCGGTCACAAAGATCAGGCCGTTCACGTCCCTGATCTCGCATCGGTACAGATTCTCCGCCCGCGCCGCAGTCGTCAGCTTCAGCGTCATTGTCTCCGTCGTCTGTCCGGCCCAGTTCGTCCACTTCGTACCATTTGGCGTGCGGTACTGCCACTGATACGCTGCAGCGCCGGTCGCTTCTACCGTGAAATATACCGTATCGTTCAGCTGGCCGTCCACGCTCTCCGGCTGCTTCGTGATTCCAAACACAACATCCGGCTCATAGGCCAGCACCTCGTTCGTGTACAGCTCGTTTCCGTCCGCATCAGTCAGCCTGCAGCGGTACACGTTGGTCAGCCGCCCCTCGCTGGTCAGTCTGAGCGTCATCATTTCTGTCGTCTGTCCGGCCCAATCGTACCATGTCGTTCCGTCTGCCGTCCGGTACTGCCACTGATACGCCGCTGCGCCTGCCGCCTCCACGGTAAAATACACCGTGCCGTTCAGCTGACCGTTCGCGTTCTCCGGCTGCTTCGTGATCTTCAGCGCCCCGTTCTCCGCTGCCTCCTCCGGCAGCCCGATCATGCCGCTGCCGTTCAGCCCCTCCTGCGAAAGCTCCGCCAGCGCCCACACGCGCCGCCACTGACCGTTCACCGGCCTGTCGCCCGAAAGATCTTCGTCCGCCGCGCCGCCTGCCCCCAGCATTTTCATCCGCACCCAGCGGTAATCCTCGGCCCGGTCGCCGACCGTTAGGCAGATTCTCGCCTCCATCCCGCCGTCCAGCGTCTCCCAGTCCTCCGCCTTCACCCAGAAGGAAAGAGCTATCTTTCTCCCCATCCACCCATCCGGCAGCCTGAACAGGGGCGACCGGAGCGCAGTCCGAACGTCCTCGGTCAGCCCTGTCACCTTCCAGTCGATCTGATAAATCCCGTCCTCGCCCTCCGAACGGCTCTGCGCCGACACCGTCTGCCACAGTCCAAGGCCGGACGCCGCATTTTCCAGCGTCTTCGTCTTCGTCAGGAGGTTCCGCCCGCCGATCTCAACGCGCTGAACCGCCATGCGGATCTGCTCCGGCGTCTGCAGAATCCGGCTTTCGTTCTCCGTCACCCGGTCATCCAGTGTCTGCACCTTCGTCGCCGTCGCCTCGATCTTCTCTGCCGTCTGCACGATGGATGTGCTGTTTGCGCTGACCACGTTTCCCAGCGCGTCCACATCCTCGCTGCTCGCCTTGCTGTCGATCACCTTCCGCGCGCCGCTGTTCAGGGATTTCATGCTCAGTCCGCCCAGCAGCTGATCCCAGATCCATGTCAGCTGCCGGTTCAGCTCGCGCATCTGCTGCGGCTCGGTGAGATTCGTCAGCGTCGTGCGCTGCTTTGCGTTTCCGTTCATCGCTCACGCTCCTCCATCCGGATTTCCAGCCCGTCGGGCAGCCGCACCGCGCATCCGTCCACGGTTTCAATAAAGAACCTGAATGTTCTCCCGCGGATCCGGATCCGCTGCCGGATCAGATTCACGCCCTTTTTCAGCCGGATCACGCTGCTCTTTTCCCGTTCGCCGCTGATCAGCCCCAGGCGGATGCCGCCGTCCTCCTCCGCATCGATGATGAGGTTCATCCTCCCCACCGTTCGCCGGACGTCCAGCGAGGAAGGCGCAATCACCGGACTGACCCACCTCGCCGCAGCCGGCCTGCCCGCCAGCGTTCCGCCCGCGCCATACTCGTAAACGGTATCGCCGATCAGACAGACCAGCTTCTCGCCCGTCTCCTCTCTCAGCACCAGAAAATCCCGCACGCCGGGCAGCTCCACCAGCGAACAGACGCCGTCGTGCAGCCGGTACTCGATCACATGACTGTTCTCCTCAGCGCCGTCCAGCGGCAGCGCCAGATACATGGTATCCCCGAAAACCGCCGAACAGGCCGCCTTCATGGCCTCCCGGTTCATCCGGTTCCATATTCCCGTCAGCCTGCGCTCGCCTGCCTGCGCCAGCGACTGAACGCTCATGCCGTTGTAGATGCATAGCCCCTCGCTGCCCAGGAAATACAGCCGCGACGCCGTGCCGACAATCGTCTTCGGCGCCAGCGTGCCCTCCGATCCGTATACCTGCGTCAGGCTGAACTCGCCGGGATAGGTGCCGCTGAGCCGGTGCATGCTCTTGTCCTTGAAAATCAGCACGTCGTCAAACGCCGCCCGGATCGCCCGGATGCGCGAACCGTCAAACGTCGCCACATCGATGAAGCCGCCGCCCGACTCCGGCTCCGCATAATTCACTTCCCAGCTGCCCGGCTCAAAGCTCTCGCTCCAGTAAATCCGGTCCGGCGCATCGGCATGAACCGCGCCCCAGAGGCGCTCGTACAAAAGCGTCAGATGAGCAAACCGGATCTCCTCGCCGCCCTGCTCGGTCTCCATCGCCTGCACCTGCGCGCCCACGCCGTCCCATGAGATCATACCGTCCACTCCGTTCACCATCAGGATCAGCTCCTGATCGTCCTTCCGGTAGTTGACCGCCTCCCACTCGTCCGAGCCGTACCCGGACCCGATCTGCTCCCATGCGCCGCCGGTCAGCGCATACAGCGCGCCGCCGCCCGAGGCCATCATCACTCTTCGGTCCGCGCCGGTCGCCCGGTCCCGAAAAAAAGCCTGATACAGCCTTGCCCCGCAGCCCGGCAGACGCGCCGCATACTCCCTCGTACCGCCCGCCGTCCTCATCACGCCGTCCGAGCACACGAAGTTGACCGCATCCGGCGAGGTGGAAAGATCGCCGTGAAAATCGCCCATCTGCGTATCGAGGCCTCTGAATCCGGCGATTCTCAGTCTCTTGAAACTCATTGCCCGCCTCCTTTACCGGAACATCGTCCTCGGCGTCCGGCGCTTCTTCGCCGGTCTGATGCCCGGACGGATCGTCCGCAGTCTTCGGTAGAATTCATTGATCCATACCTGTGCGTCGCTCATCCTGCGCTCGCTCTGCCAGATCCGGGCCGTCGCCAGAGAAATGTAGATCATCGGATCGGCCAGCGATTCCGGGAACACCGGCTCGTCGCTCTCCGCCTCCATCCGCTCCGGCAGATACTGCCAGGCCAGGATCACCGTTTCACCGGCCTTCGCGCCGATCACCTCGATTCCTTTCGCCGTCCTGAACACGTATCCGACCTCGGTCATCCCGTCCGGCCGGTATACCCCGTTCACCGTCAGCGCCTCCGGCTCAAGCCCGCTGAGATCGATCACCCGATCCGCGCCAAGCACCAGCTCCCTGCGCATTTCCGGGCTCCTCATGCACCGAGCGATCTCAAAATACGCCTCGTTCACCGCATCCTTGAAAATTCTGAACCAGTGCAGCGCCTCACCCTCAAAGCTGCCGTTTTCCGCCTTCACGTACTCGTCATACCGGTCCGAATACCGGGCCGCCGCCTCGCACATCCTTCCAAGCGTCATCCAACCGCCTCCTTTCTTTTGTTTCATCGGCCTCCATAGGCTTCCTTTCCCTCCCCTCACTCCCTCAGCAGCTCCGCCGGTATCTCATCCTCGCCAGTTCGCTTCCGAAGATATGAAAACGCTTCGTACGTCCTCTCCCCGGCCTGCGTCAGCCAGCTTCGCTTTGCCTCCTCCTCAAGCCGCGCATTGTGCTCCTCCACCTCGCGGATCAGCTCCTCCATCCGCTCCATCCGGTGCTCCCGCACATGGCGAACCGCCCGTTCGTCCAGTCCGTCGTACGGAAGCACACACTCGAGCATCCCCTCGCCGTCGCCCCGATGCCATACCTCAAACCTCTGCGTCTTCACATTGAGCATTACGAAGTATCCTTCGTCCAGCTCCTTCAATCTCTCCGGTATGTCCATCGCATGACTGACCACGGGCACGCGGTCCCGTCCGTACTCGCCCTCCCGCATCCCATCCTCCTCCCCAAAGAGCCATTCTCCTGACAGCTCAGCGCGTTGTGAACCCTGCCCGCTTCATACCTTCACCCCGGCCAGACTCCGTATAAAGCGTCCTCCCCGCGCCCCCGCAGGTTCCCTGCCGGAACGCTCCATCTAAGCCCTGCCCCTCACCGTCCGTCATCCGGCGTGCCTCCGCTCAAACGCCTTTACTGAGCCGCCGTCACGCCGCTCACGCGGGCAATGCCGCCCGGCAGCGCACACATCAGATCGCAGTACTTGGCGATGGTCGCGGTGTAAACCGGTTTGCCCGGCACCTGATGCAGCACCTGCTTGGCTTCGCCCTCGATCCATTCCCAGTCGGACACCTGGTCGATGGTGAACAGGCCGGTATCATACATGTCGATGGCGTCATCGGGCATGAACTTGTTGCGGGTCAGCGGCACGCCGTTGAAGGAGAGCGCCTTGTGACCGCCGTCAAGTACCATCACATCGCTGACATGGCGGCGCTTGTTCATCAGCTCCAGATAGTGACCGTACGCCGCGCTGCCGCAGTTGATGTGGTCGATGGTGATGTTGTAGCTGTCCTCCAGATGCTCCATCACCTTCTGCAGGCCGCTTTCGGAGATCGCGCCGAACGCATTGTCCATATAGGGACGCATCCAGCTGTATTCGCTGCGGTTCACGCCGTACAGCGTCTGAGAGGTGCCGGAGATCGTCTCAAAGATCTTGCCAAGACCCGTCAGCTCGTACCCGGCGCTGCCCTGAATGGTCAGATAATCGCCGTCTGCCACCGTCACCGCACCGCTCAGGCGGACCTTGTTTGCCAGCCGGTCGACGTCGGCAATGCGAAGGCCCGCGCCGCCGGATACCACCGCGCCGGTCGATCCGCTGTGAACGTCCACCTTCAGGCCGGGCAGCAGGAAGCGGGTGTTGTCTCCGGAGGCGGCCTCCAGCGTCGCCGCACCGGTCGCCGCCTTCAGCTTCATCAGACAGCCGCTGCCGTCGCCGTAGATCTGTCGGGCCAGGTTCCACTTCAGCGTCTTGGTCAGCGTATCCATCTCCTGCTGCAGAATGTTGACGAATGCGCCCGCATTCTGGCCGGTCGCGCTCTTCACGATCTTGTCGGAAATTTCCAGCGTACCGTACAGGTTTTTCGTGCCGCTCTCCAGCGCAACATACTGATTCTCGCCTGCCGTCGGCAGCGCGCCGGTCTCGCTGCCCGCGCCTGCGCCGCCGTTTGCGCCCACCAGCGCAGCACGCACGATCTTGTTGTAGCCCACGATGTTGTTCGTGGTCTTCATAATGCGGCTCGCAAACGGATCCGCCTTCAGATTGATGTCCTCGCGCAGCGGCTGAATGTAGAAATTCTTCAGCGCGCTGTTCACCGTCGTCAGATTCACCATAATTCAAATTCCTCCTCTTTCTCTCTCGTTCTTCCAAGTATCTCCTGTGCAAACAATGCTGTCAGCTGAAGGATTGAGGGAGCAACTCCTGGCCTCCCTTGTGCAAAGGGAGGTGCCGCGTGAGCGGCGGAGGGATTGTAACGTTACGCCTTGCACTAAGTTTTCGATTGATATTTTAACGAAATACGCCGCCTTACAATCCATCGTTCACCCTGACCGTCCGCCCAATGCTTCTCGCCATCCGATTCCCCTGCGCGCGTTCTACGGCTCTTCTCTATCACATTACTTCTCATCCGTTCCGCCGCGAAGGTTCACCGTCCTCCCCACACTTTTATCCTGCAAGACGCCTTTCCCACACTTGACGCCGCTGCGGCCTTCCGCTATACTTGATCCCAGATGCAGCGGCTGTGCTGCCGGCATGCGTGGCGTTTCCGCCAAGGCCCTTGTAGGATCCATCCTCTGCATCCAATTCCCCGATCCGGCCGCGTCTGCGGATTCACTCCGCTGCGCCTCCGGCTTCCGGGGATTTTTTCTTCCCACCTCATACCACCCCGTCACTCTATCCCCGTAAGGTCCGGAGATCCAGTTCCTCCGCTTCGTTGCTCCCCCGTCTCCCCTTCCCCGTAAGGTCCGGAGATCCAGTTCCTCCGCTTCGTTGCTCCCCCGTCTCCCCTTCCCCGGGAGGTCCGAAGGGCCACAGCCCTCCGCCCCGTCTCCCCTCGTTTCCCATTCCCCGGGAGGTCCGAAGGGCCACAGCCCTCCGCCCCGCCTCCCCTCGTTTCCCCTTCCCCGGGAGGTCCGGAGGGCCGCGCCCTCCGCCCCGTCTCCCCTCGTTTCCCATTCTCCGGGAGGTCCGGAGGGCCGCGCCCTCCGCCCCGTCTCCCCTCGTCTCCCCTTCCCCGGGAGGTCCGGAGGGCCGCGCCCTCCGCCCCGTCTCCCCTCGTCTCCCATTCTCCAGGAGGTCCGAAGGGCCACAGCCCTCCGCCTCCCCTCGTTTCCCATTCCCCAGGAGGTCCGAAGGGCCACAACCCTCCGCCTCCCCTCGTTTCCCATTCCCCGGGAGGTCCGGAGGGCCACAGCCCTCCGCCGCGTATGCGGCCGTCTCCCCTTCCCCGGGGTGGTTTGGAGGGGCCGCAGCCCCTCCATGTCCAATCGAGCCCGGCGACATGCGCGGCGGGCGCGGGGCGATTTTTCGGGAGGCTCGTTTACGAGCCGGGAGAAAAATCGTTTCCTTGCGCGATCCACGGCCGGAAGCTGCCGAAGGCAGATTCCAGTGGATCGCGGCAGGGGGTGGCCGTGGCGGGGGAAAGGCTTTCCCCCGTCCACATGCTTCGCGTCAGCGAAGCATATATTCCAGGCGCTTCTTCGCCATCTCCATCCCGGTAATCGGCTTGCGTCCGGTCAGCGGAGTCTTTCCGGCCTCGCTGCCTGCGCCGACTGCCTGCGGCACCTTGCCGCCTTTGCGGATTTCCTCCATGTGCGTCCTGAGCACCGCCTCCTTCACCGGCTCGCTCTCCGCCATCATGCGGACGAATTCCGGATCGGCCAGCAGCTCGTCGGTTCCGCGGTACTTGCGGGAGCGCACCGCCTCGTAGGCTCGGATCAGTCCCTCCGAATCCTCCGCATAGCGCGGATGCTCCATGATGTACTCTGCAATCTCCGGCAGCAGCCGTTCCAGATCACGCATTCCGGCAGCGCTCATCATCCAGTCCTGCTGAATCATCCGGTTGCGCGCCGCAGTCATCGCGCGGTCGCGCACCGGCTTGAGCTCCATCTCAAACAGCCTGCCCGCCGCATAATCGGGATGACGCGCATCCAGCGCCGCAGCCGTCGCATCCGCACGCTCGATCTCCCTGAGCTCGTTGAGCATCCCGCGCTGCATCCGGATCATCTCCTGCAGCTGATCAAAGATGATGCGGATGCCCTCCAGAGAATCAAAGCCGTACTGATCCATAAACGCTCTGTCCTCCTCGGTCAGCGCCAGCATCTCCGGCTCGCTCTGTGCCGCGCCGTCCATCTCCTCCTGCGCCCGGCGCGCGCCTTCCTGAAACGCCGCCTGCGCCTGTTCTCCGGTCAGTCCCGCGCCCAGCTGTCGCTCCAGCTCGGCCCGCTGTTCCGCCGTCAGATATTCCGCCATTTGTCCGATCCTCCTCAATTCATTCCTTGTCAAGGCTTCCCCTCGATGGGAAGCTGTCTGCGAAGCAGACTGATGAAACGTCCGCTCCTTCGAGCCTGCAGTCTTTCAGCCTCTGTCGATGAAAGTCAGCCGTCTCTTCGCTCATCACGCATTTCTCCTCATCAATCCGCTCCGCCGCCTTACAAATTTGCTCACTCTTTCATCTTCTTCGCCCCTTCCCCATCCTCCATGAGCGCCCTGTGTCCCTCCGCATGCATCACCAGCGCCTGCGCCATCTGCGGCCGCACCTGTTCAAGCTGCCTGAACTCCGCGCTCAGCGCAAATCTCGTGTGCTCCGCCAGATGCAGCGCATGCTCGTCCAGCGGCTGAATCTTCGGAACTTCACCCTTCATCAGGCCGGCATTCTCCGTCTGCGCGCGGCTCCTGTGCAGCTCATCCGTGCCCGTCAGCTCCTCCCAGCTGCCCAGGCGGAAGATCTCCATCAGCTTGGCCCGGCTCTCTCTCGTCATCCGCTGCGTATCCGGGTCGAGGAACAGGCCAGCCCGCATCAGCTCCAGCGTCAGCTGCCGCCTCTGCGCCGGCGTGTTGTTCAGGTCATCATCCGTATCCACCGTCACATCGTCGCTCGTCAGCTGACCGCGCTTCCACATCAGCACCGCCGTCTCCGCCATGTCCTCGCCCGCCGCTCTGGTCAGCCGGGCGCCCACGGCGAACTGCCTGAACAGCCTCAGCCAGTGCTGACCGAGCAGCCTTACCGCTGAGCGGATGTGCTCCGCCGTCAGCGAAAGACGCGTGTCGTCCTGTTCCTTCAGAATTTCCAGCGCCACGCCCGAAGAAATCGATCCGGTCGTCGTCGAGGCCCGCGCCATCTCCGATACGCCCGAGATATCGATGAACTGCTTCCTCATGTCCGAAAGCCGCGCCAGCAGCGTCGCAGGAATTTCGCGCACACTCATCCAGCCCGGAGGCGTCGCGCCCGCGCGGTACTCGATCACCGTACCCGGCGCAATGCCGGTATCCAGCAGCTCCTCGTTGACCAGCGATCCCTGCTCAGTGACCAGATTGCCCGCCGTCATTCTCGCCGTATATTCGTTGATGCGGTTGTTGATGGCGTTGTAATCCCTCTGCAGGGGAATCAGGCGCTCGATCACGCTGCAGCCGAAGAAATTGCCCGCCGCCGTCAGGCAGTACTGCTGGACCAGCGGATAGCATCGCTTTCCGTTCTCTCCGTTGACAAAGGGCAGCACGCCCAGATGCACCACATAGCCGCCCGCCACAATGATGTGGCGTCCCTCCGGAAACTGCGCGCCCGGACGTTCGTAGTACTCGATCACCAGCTCCGCGTCCTCCATCCGTTCTGCGCGGGCCGCGCCGAACTGCGGGTGATATCCGCCGCCGGTCAGCTGCATGGCGTCGTTTCCGAAGATTTCCAGCGTCCTTCCGGCGACCTGCACGCCCCAGAGCGTTTCGATCTCCTTCACCCCGTAGACCTTGGCGTGAATGATCGATTCCTGATTCTCCACGCCCTCCCGGTGGCAGCAGTCCGGGAAAATCTCATAGGCTGGAACGACTGCCGTCGAAATATCGCCCTCGTACACGGCCTCGCCGTTCATCCATCCCAGCAGACGGCCGCCGCGCGGGTTCCAGACTGCCTTGTAAAACACGCTTCCACAGATTTCCGCCCACTGAGCGGCAGTCTGCTGTTTAACGCTCATCTCCTGCGATGAAAAACTGGCTCTCAGCAGCCTCGTCGACAGCTTCGCGTTCGAAATATCCGCCGCGTCCTCCGTCAGCGGACGCACCGTCAGGCCCGGTCTCACCCGGCCCAGCTTCGCCAGTCTGGTCTCCACAATCGGCGCGATCATGTTGTACACCGACCGCATCTCCCATTCGGACCCGGCAGGGCTGTCCACCAGCTCGCCCGTCTCATGAATGACGTCGCAGTACTGATTGCCCATCAGGAAATTCTGATTGAGCCGCCAGCCCAGTTCAATCTCCCGCCTGTCCTCTCTGCGCCGCTCGTACTCCCTCTGAATCTCCGCGGCCAGCGCCTGCAGCTCCTCATCCTGATGAACCGGCTGCGGCGCATCCTCCGTCAGCCTGAGCATCTGCTCTCTCGGTTCTCTTCCCATCCTCATTCCTCCAATCCGTCACCTCCGCCTCTCGTTCAGCCGCCTGGCCAGCATTTTCTTGTGCTGCAGGATCGGCCCCTCGGTCAGCAGCGCGCTCACGCCGCCCGGTTCGCCCCGGTGCATCAGATAATACCTGAGCTCGTCCATCGCGTGATCGTCCTTCTTGACCGGCTCCTCCGTCTCGCCGTCCGCCCGCCATCTGTACTGCTTGATCTCCTTAATCATCATCGGACAGGAGCTGAAGATGAACAGCGAGGGCTTGCCATCCGGCCATCTTTCCCGATCAAAGCAGGGCCTGCGCCTGAGATACTGCCTCACCCGCTGAATGCCCGCCCACTTGGATTTGTTCACCCGCGTGTTGACGTTCATCCCCAGCTCCCTGAACAGCTCGGCCACGCTCTTCTCAGCCTGCAGCGTGTGCTGATCGGCCGCCGCGTCCATCAGCGCGGTCAGCCGGCCGCCTGCATCCCGCTTCCAGTGAAGAGACCGGCTGATCCTCTCAATCTCCTCCATATGCTCCTCCACGCCCAGCCCCGCCCGGTAATGCTCGGCCACCACATACACATTGCCCTCGTGATCGGCCGCATACCAGTGGCAGGAGAGCGGCTTGCTCATGCCCGGATCAATCGAGATCATATCCTGCCATTCCTGCGGAATATCAAACGGATCGATCACATGCACCCGTTCGTCGAACTCGCCGTACACCAGTCCGTGTATGGCCACAAACCGTCCGTCCCTTCGCGCAGCCAGCTCCTCGTCCGTCAGCGCCAGCTCCATCTGCCGGATCGCCTCCTGCGAGAGATGCGGGTTGTCCTCCCAGCTCATCGTCACATACCAGACCTCCGGGTCGTTCGCCTCGTTGAGGTACACCTTGTCGTGCACCCAGGTCAGGCCCTTGAGCGGCGTCATCGTGCCGAAAATCAGCCCGCCGTTGTCCAGCGTTCTCATCAGGCATTCCTGATAGATATCCTCCGGCGGCTCCTCGTCAAACCAGATGAAATCCTGGCTGGTTCCCTGAAATTTCTCGCGGCCCTGCGCGCAGTTCTTGAATCCGATCGTCGATACTCCGCCGTGCACGCACTCGATCTGAATGTAATCGATGATGCCGCCCATGGGGTCGTCCGCCTTGCCCTCGCGCATGCGAATGGATTTAATCCACGCGGGATTCAGATAGCTCATCAGCTTCTTCTGCGCGACGTCTCTCTGCATCTCCGCCGTCAGGCTCACCACCCAGCCGTTCATCGGTCCCTTCGTCTCCCGGTACGGATGATTGCCCCGCGCCAGATACGCGCACTCCGCCGCGCCCGCCTCGGTCTTGCCCGTCCGGTTGCCGCCCAGCGCCCATCGGTTTTTCTTCAGGCACCTGTGAAACATCAGCTGCTTCTCATGCGGCCGGTAGTAGAGCAGCTTGTCCTCCTTCCTCCGCCGCCTGATCTCCGCAGTGAGAATCTCCGCCTCCTGCAGCAGCGCCGCCGCCTCTTTTTTCCGCTTCAT